GGTGACATTAATCCCCCAGCAGATGTTTGATATGCAGATGTGTTATATTGACTAAATGACACTCCAGTATCTTCATAAAAATACTTAGAATTAATAATCTTAATAACTTTAGAATAAACAAACTTTCTATATGCAAATCCCTCAACTGTTAAGTTGATAGATGCATTAACATACCTTGAATCATTTTCACCCTCGTCATCAATAAATTCAGTACTCACCGCATCCATAGACACAGGCAAATCCCTTTCAACATTTAAGAATGAAAACTCTTTAACTCTTAACATTAATTTAGGATTGAAGTATGGTACTATGTTTTCCAAAATCTGTGCCAACTTATCCATAGAATCACATTTAACATGCAATGTGAAATTATAATCAAAAGGAGTTGGTTGATAATCCGACACAATTTGATTAGGTGAACCATCATCTAAAATATCATCCAATTGAGAACCAGTTAATCCTAACGATTCCATAAACCAATATCGCCATTGGTTTGCACCCGTAGCTCTATCAGCATTGTATGACATACCATTTAAAACCAAAGCCATTCTAGGTATCTGTAAATAATACCTTTGATTATGTTCAACACCATCAGCATCAACATAATGATCTTCAGTTCTATCCTGGTGATATTTTTCAACAGGACCAAATGTAATTGGTACAGTCTTCTCAGAGACAGATACACCACTAGAATCATATTTAACAACTTTCAAGTCATTAAATAAATCTAGTAGTGCCACAGTCACTAACTCTAAAGTTTTAGGATAATAGTATGTTACCATTTAACTTTATTCCTCTTCGTCATCCAAATCATCAATACTAAAATCACCATCATCAATATCTTCGACTTCACCTTGTATGCCTTCGATATCATCTGGTTCTTCTACATTAGTTTCAGATGCACTATATTTACTCAGATCGATTTCATCACCATCAATTGCGATCTTGTTTTCACCATAACCCATTTCCATAAGTTTTGGCACAATCCATTTGATGACATTCTCTTTATCGTATGATTCGTCTCCCTCTATGTCAAGTTCAACATCAGCATACACATCTTCAAAATCATAAGTATCACTTACTGCATCAACAGCTTCGCCATCAATTTTAAATACTTTTATGACCGCGACTTTATTCCCATTATCAGCTAATTCAAATGATACATTAGTATCATTATCATATTCAACAGGAGCCAAGTCATATCCTTCATAGATATAACTCTCTTTAATATAACTATCTAAATTTGATAATATACTCATTAGACAACTCCTTAAATTTCGTCTTCTAATTCTACCGCATCATCACCCGCAGCTAACTCATCTTTCATTTCTTCAACAGGTTCTTCATCTTCCATTTCAGCACCAACTTCTTCAGCTTGTGCCATAAGAAGGTCAGAAAGAATTGTGTATACTTCAGCTTTAATTTCTTCAGCATCCATCTCAAGCTCATCAGCTAGAGATCCAATAGTTTCATCTGTTACAGGTTCACCTGTTGTGAATAAAGCAATAATTTTTGCTTTCTTTTCATCCATTTCTTGTTCTACTTCTGCTTCTTCTGTTTCTCTTAAATATTTGATAAAAGACATAATCTTCTCCTTTAAAATGTTTATATTAGTATTTATATTAAATATTCATTTAATATTTTATCTATATTTTCTAAAAAAAATCTATAAGTTTTCTTTTAGCCAACAAATATATCAATTGGCTGTGATTCACTAATCATTCTATCAAACCATTTCTCTTCTTCAGCTTGACCATCCGAGATTAAATCTCGACCATTGATCGTTAACCCATCAGGTAATGTGACATTATATTTCGATAAGTGTAATCCCCATTGAATCTTCGCTCTTGCTGTTGCAAGCTTTCTAACCAATGGATGGTTATACACATTCTCTACATTTTCTCTTTTATATAGAGCAACCATACCACACATATTTTGTTCTGGTGTTGGAATGATTTCAAGAACCTCTCTACCACCATGCCATTTCACTCTGTAATGTTTACCAAAACTCATTTTCACTTGCTCTAAATACTCCATAGCAATTTCCCACTCAGTAAGTACCATTCCTGTACTCCCTGCTCCAGCACCTGGACCACCTGGATATCCACCTTGGGTTACCCATTGATCATATAATAAAATATGTGTTGGACTGAAAAGAGTATTAATACCATCCAAACCATATGAAAGGTCTAAATCATATGCAGCTTCGATGCCATATCCTTCCAATGAATATTCCGAAATACCTGCCGACACAACTAATGTTGTATATTGCAAATATGTGGCTTCATCGGCATTATACCTAAAGAAGTCATCAACAGTATCCTGTACGATTACTTCTATTTGTTCTGGTGCAATTTCAACATTAATAACAGGATGTCCAAGACGAGTCAATATATAAGTCTTGAATCCATCAAGTGTTGTAATTTTAGCCATAAGTTACCTCTGTCTAGTTTTTTCTTGCTTTCTTTTTAGAAGACAAGATTTTCTTTCGTTTGTTCTTTTTAATCTTAACACCTTTCAATGGTTTCTCATTTTTCACATTAGTTTTCGCATTCTGTAAATCATCATCAGTTATTTCAACAACTGATTCATCCATAGGTTCTGCTACAGGGGCAGGGGGAATTATAACTCTCAATTCACCAAATAAACCAAAATCATCAGGAACATCATATGCCATATTATTAAATGGAATAACTACAACCCCACCATTATATTTAGCACTAAATGGAATTCCCGAAATATTCACAACTCTCATATTTCCTCCATTAACTATTCACTTGTATTTATACATTCAATAAAAAAAGGGTGGATGAATAAATCACCCACCCTTTAGTTTATACGGATTCTCTCGAATTACCGACTAATTATGCACCTGCAATTAATGTATTAACATTAGCAAATGGAATCAATCTGTAGTAACGACCAGAACCAAGAAGACTGTCAGTAATCGCATAACGACTCATAACACCGATTCTTGGAGCGAAATCATCAGGAGAGATTGCTCTATTCTGAAGACCCATGATGTAAGGGCTAAAGATAAGACCAGAGTCAGAAACTCCAGAACCTTTATATCCTACAAGAGCATAGTCAGTTGTTGCATATTGATCTCTGTATACATCGATTGTACCGTTAAGTTTACCGATTGCAGCCATAGTTGTTCCAGGGTTAACAGCGGAACTGTACTGTACGAACTGATGTCCTGCCGCCTGTAGAGCCGAAGCAATAGCAGGTGATACAACAACAAAGTTACCTGGACCACGTCTAGTAGTAGTCGCAATTACATTAGCCTGATGCACGATTGATGCCACGATGTTCATGTATTTTTCACCACTCCATCTTCCATCAATATCACTTGATACATCAACAGCTGGAATCAATGCTCCACCGTTAGCAGTATTAGTTGCAGCAACTTTCATTCTGTAAAGCAATTCTCTATCAAGCTCAGCAGTAATTTCATACTGTAAAACATTTACCATTTCTCTTTCGATATCAACACCGTGCATCGCTTTGATGTCCTGTGCCGCTTCAAGTGAGAATGATGCAGCAAGTTTTCTTGTTGCAGCAGTAATCGCCACTTGATCAATTCTAAGACCTAACTGATTCCACTCAGTATCATCTGAAGTAACAGTAGTTGTACCAGATGTTGATACAGCGGTATATGTTTTACCATCAGCAACTTGCCATGCTTCAGCAGCGGATGTTGCCGCAGCAGTACCAGATGTATCATATATACCACCTGAACCAGTAGTACCTGAAAGAGCACCAGTTGATTGTGTAGTTGCAAGAGCAGCAGATGTTCCTGGAGTACCAGCAAAACCACCATAAAGATCAGGTGAATCCCAAGCCGCTTCTGGACCTGTACCGTTTTTATTGTAAGTAAATCTCAAAGCATATGAAAGTCCTACTGGAGTACTCATAGCCTGAACACCAACAACTTTATTAGCGAATAGATCAGGGAATGTTCTTCTCATAAGAGCAAGAGCAACTGGTCTAAATCTCCAATCAGCATTTGTTGAGCCATCAAGGCTTGTTGTGTTTGTAGCACCATCTGATGCTTCATTGAAAATATCTCTACCTAAGAAATCTTTTGATTCTTGATTCTCAAGAAGTTGAGCAAGATTCTCTTTAACATATGAATCTTCGATACTTTTGATACTCATAGGACCCTTAACAGATTCCCATTTTCTCATTAGTTCTTTTTTAGTTGACATAAAATATTCCTCCTATATAAAATAGATTTTATTATTATTCAAAGTAATAATTAGCAATATCACTAATCGTTGCTTTTGGTTTTTCTTCTTCTTCTGTTATTACTGTTTTTGGCTCTTCAACGAGAGCATCTTTTTCTGAAATAACTTCATCCACTGTTTTCTTTGTTTCACTGATAGGAGCCTTAGACTTTTTAACAGCCTTATTCTCTTTAATCAATGTAACATAGTCATCAATTTTTGATTCTACTTCTTCAAAGTTTTTGTCTTTAAACATCTCAACAACTTTTTTCTTTTGAGTGTTTGTAAGTCCTGCTGTCTTCTCTGAAATAATTAAAAAGATTGCACTCTTTTCAAGTCTTTCTTCAAGTTCAACAGTTTTAGCGATACCCTCTGAAATAACTGTATCTTTAGCAGTAATGCTTTCAGTAAGTTCAGCTATTTGTTTCTCGCCATCTGAGTTAAGTTCAATATGGTTTAGAGCAAAAGCATTTTTGATGTTATTTACAAGTGGAAGTAAAGTTTCATTAATAGCAACCTTTTCTACCATCTCATCTGAGATTTGTTCCATAACAACATGTTCGAGAAAACTATCAAGTTTTGATACAATCTTCTTTTCGATATTAGAAAGTTTACCATCATATGTTTCCATAAGTTTGGCTTTAGCCTCATCCAGCTGTTTCTCTAATTCTTTTCCAACATACTCTTCTGCCATCACATCATATTGTTTCTTCAGTTCTTCTTCCTTCAAAACAATTAGATCCCCAAGTTTAGTTTTCACTCTCTCTGAGATCATAGATTCTATTGCACCTTCAAACACCTTAAGGTCTGCTGGGGTCAATAGTTCT